AGGGAATTGGCAGGCTTAGAAGTAAAATTTATTTTCCGCTTGTCCGGCCGGATTCTGGCCGGATTTCTGGCTTGATTTCTGGCTGGATTTTGCCCCCGCGATCCGCGACCACGAGGGGCCACGACCCCCATCGGGGCCACGTTGTATAAGTACCCCCCATTAAAAACTGGACGCATTTTAACTTCGTGGTACATTGTCTGTACCATGTCTGAGATATCGGTTAAGAAGAATCTAACAGGGGAAACACTTGAGATGTTTCTTGGGAAGCTTTCAAAGGGGTTAAGTCTTACGGCGGCTTGTGGGGCTTGCGGCATTACGCCAAGTCGAGTTGACAAGCTTAGGAAGGAAAAGCCGAAGTTTAACGCGCAAGTGCTGGCGGCACAGGCTCGTGCGGAAGAAGCTTTTATTGACAAGATTTTAGAAAGCCGTGATGGAAAGCTGGCATTGTCTTTCCTTCAATCACGGTTTCCCCACTGGAGTCCGAAGACAACTACAAGCGACAATTCGTCCGCGAAGAGCAGTATCTCACCTGAGCTTCTCTCGCAGTTGTCCTCGGTTCCAGAGAGGATTAAGATTCGGAACTGATGCCACGGAAAAAGAAGCTTAAGCTGCTGTCAGAGCAGCCTGTTTTTATTAAGGGTGAACCTCCCAAGCCGAAGGGGGAGCGGGATATTATTCTGCCTCGAAAGAGGATTAAGCCTGCCCCTGCTCCTTCCCTGATCCTTTCCCCGCAGGAAAAGAGGAAAGAGAAGGCTTTAGAGAAGATAGCAAAAGAGCAGGATGTTCTGGAGGAAGCCAGCTTATTGGCTAACTTTCCTAAGAACTTTTTAGGTTTGGATGTGTACCCTTGGCAGGAAAAGGTGTTGGAGGCGTTGGAGGCAAAGGAGTGTCAGGTTGCGCTGAAGGCGGCTAACGGCAGTGGTAAGACGAGTGTGGTGGCGGCTAGTGCGATTCTCTGGCACATGGTTCGGTTTCCAGAAAGTTTGGTTGTGACAACTGCGGGTGTCTGGCGGCAGGTTGAGGGTCAGCTTTGGCCTACGCTCAAGAAGTATGTGAGCGGATTGGGGCATGGCTGGAGAGCGACCAGCAACGAGTTGCATTACCAGAACGGAAGCAGGGCTGTCGGATTTAGTACGAATGATGCGGGAAAGTTTGAGGGTTGGCATAGGCAGGGGCCGACTGAGAATTTGTTGATGATTGTGGATGAGGCGAAAACCGTCCCTGATCCTATCTTCACAGCCATAGCCAGATGCCAGCCGAGTAGGTTGTTATTGATGAGTAGTTGTGGTGCTGCGGCAGGTTCCTTTTATGAAGCCTTCACCAAGCAGAGGAAGTTTTGGGACTGCCATACAGTGACAGCCTTCGACTGCCCGCACTTGAGTCAGGAATGGATTGACGAACAGATTGAGATGTATGGCGAGAACAGCCCTCTGGTGCGCTCAATGATTTATGGGGAGTTTGTGGATGACAGCGGGGAAGGTCTGGTTCTCAATCTCAAGAGTCTGGAGGAATGTTTGCAGAACCCACCGGAGTTGAGCACAGGAATGAAGGTGGCTTTCATTGACTTTGCAGCCGGAGGAGACGAGTGTGTGTTTGCGTACAGGAATGGGAACAAGGTGATGGAGATGGTCACTTGGCGTGAGCGGAACACGAATACGACGATTGGCAAGATCATAAACCTTATCAAGAAGAACAACCTGACGCAGGACGAGGTGTATGCTGATGAGGGTGGTATGGGGTTGCCGTTGTGTGATGCGCTGATGGATGCGGGTTATGACATCCACAGGGTGAACTTCGGAGCCAGACCGTTTGATGACCGTTACTCCAACCGGAGTGCTGAGATGTGGCACACGGCGGCGAGGGTGATTGAGAAGCGGGAGATACTTTTACCGGATGACGGGATGCTCCATCAGCAGATGGTTACGAGACGATCAGAGGTTAGTCGAACAGGAAAGCTTGGGCTGGAGTCAAAGGATAAGATGAAGTCGAGGGGGCTGGATAGCCCTGACAGGGCGGATGCGGTAATGGGTTGTATCTCCTGTGGAGGCGGAGTCGGGGGCAGTTGGGAGAGGTTTAACTCGATTAACCGCCCAACAGTAGGGGAATTGATGGATGAAGCGGAGAAAGATTTCCAAGAATCTGTCTTGCCAAGTGGTATGTTTGTAGGGTATTAAAAAAAAGTGTTGACATTGAGGCGGTCAAGTATAAGGCCAGTTCCTCCGAGCGAGAAGGTTTGTTACATATGCAAAGAGGTGGACAGGGTGGTAGCAGAGGATGTGGCGATGGCGGGATATATCTGTGCGGGATGTGTTAACGATGCCATTGCTGCGGAGATATTGATGATGCGATCATGGAGAACGATGAAGATGAGGCATCCGAATCCAGATGAATTTAACGATTGGGACAATCACTAATGGCTAAGGAAAAGAAACCAAAGGAACAGATGCCGGACAAGTACGGCCATCTACAGCCTACCAAACAAGACCTTAAACAAGGTTCCGCACCTCGCGGCAGGAATCGTGGGAGGCAAAGATAACAGTATGAGCGACACAATTTACGATCTGGTTGTCGATGATATTAAAGCCCGTGCTCGGTGGGAAACACGGCAGGGTTTATGGTATCAGATGCGGAATGATGGTCTGCGAAGGAAAAGTAAACCGTGGCCTAATGCGGCAGACTTTCACTTTCCGCTGATCGACACCACCATAAACAAGTTGAAGCCGTCTTTCTTCCAACAGGCGATGGGGTTGGATGTGTTGGCAACTTTTGTTCCTATGCGGAGTCAACTTGCTGGTTTCACCACCGCAGCAGAACAGTGGTTCAACTATAAGCTTCACGAGAAATCCAACTACGCAACTGAGGTGATGAGTTGGATAGATCACATGATGGTCAGTGGGCAGGGCATAATGAAGACCTACTGGAACCCTGAAAAGAAACAGGTGGAGTTTCAGTCGGTTGATCCGATGTACATAATTGTTCCTCCGTGGTCAAAGGGGATTGAGACGGCTGACCGCATTACTCAAGTCATGCCGATGAGTCTTGAGTCATACAAGAGGGCAGGGATTTACGACACAAGCAAGAGTGTCATAGACAGTATACAGGGAGGAAAGGTTGAGGACTCCGGCATCATTGATAACCTCAAGTACGATAAGGAGATACGGGAAGGGATTACGCATTCCATTGATAAGGATCAAGTGATTGTGTGGGAGGTTTATTCACATGACGAGGACGGCAAGTGGATCATGCAATGTTTTTCTCCCCAAGCCCCCACTACTCCGCTTCGTGAGACAATGGAGGTTCCTTTCGATCACGATAACCCGCCGTTTTCATTGTGCAAATACGAGATAACAGACGGAGGTTGGTATTCTCCCCGTGGTGTCTGCGAGGTTCTCGCTCCGTTTGAAGCTTCATTAACGAAAGTTTGGAATGAGAAGATGGATGCCTCAACTTTATTTAACAAGCCCCTGTTCAAAGCAGAACGCGATCTACCGAACAGTGTTAATTTGAGACTAGCTCCGGGTCAGATTTTACCGTTCGGGATCGCGCCAGTTCAAATGCCCGATGTGCCTTTGGACTTCGACAAGGAAATCGCGCAGACGCAATCCATCGCAGAACAACGAGTAACCGTTCCCGACTATGGTATCATGGCGGACAGGGATCGTCGTACTGCAACTGAGATTGAGTCAGTTAACGCTCAAGCACAACAGAATATGGACTTGCGTCTGCGTCTCTTTAGACAGGCGTTGGGAGACTTGTTCCGACAAGCCTTTAGTATCCTGCTTCAGTTCGACAAGAAGAGTCTGCAATTCAGATTCCTTGAGGACAGCCTCGCCATTGACCCCGTAGCCCTTCACGACGAGTACCAGATTGAGCCTCGTGGTGGGATGGATATGGTGAGTAAGTCGATGCTGCTTAACAAGGCGATCCAGAGGAAGCAGTTATTTATGAACTCTCCGTGGATTAACCAAGTGGAATTGGACAAGAGCATCCTTGAGCTTGAAGACCCGTCCCTTGTCCCGCGATTGGTGCAAGACCCCAATCAGAAAACGGGCAGTGAGATTGAGCAGGAACAGAAAACCCTCCCCGCCCTTCTTATTGGTGAAATGATTCCGGTTCAGCAGGGGCAGGATTATCCAAGCCGGATAGGAGTTATCATGCAGTTCTTGGAGAAGGCAAGACAGTCTGGAATGCAGGTTAGTCAGCAGGGACAACAGGCGATTACCGCCCGACTCGCTGGACTCCTCGATGCCTACGAACAGGTTGACACGAACAATGCGCGTTCCATGCGGAAGGATGTTGAGGAATATCTGATTCAACTCGGCTTTGTGCCAAGCAAGGAAGAACAGCGCATGATGGAGATGGCTGCGATTACAGGCCAGACACCACAACCACAAGCTGAGATGGTTGAAGAGACTGAGGAAGTTGTGCAGCAGGGAGATTATTGATGAGATTTCTTAGGTTCATTAGGATAGCGTGGAAGATGTCCAACCAGATTCCGTGGGTGGGAGAACCGGAGTGGGCGGTATCTGAGGCGAATGCGCTACGCAAGTTTCTCGTCACAGTAGAAGGGAAAAGGTTCCGCATGATACTGCTGAACATGGTTCTCAAGCAGAATCAACAGGCGGTGTCGAGCAATAAAGAGCTTGAATTTAATGCAGGATTTGCGAATGGTGTGAGGACAACGGTTCACACCGTAGAGGCTTTGGCAAGAGAAATCGAGGAGCCGGAAGAATTTACGTCTGATATGTTTGGGGTTGATTATCAGACGAGTCAAAACCCCACAGCAACGTCCAAGGAGCTTGGTGCGCTCTTTGGCCGAGGATAAGCACCAATATAGGGAAGCATTATGCCAGAAGAAACCGTCGAAATAACTGACGAACAGATGTTGTCCGTAGCCGAGCAGTTTGATGCTGCGAAGGAAGCGGGGGAAGTACCGAACGTAGAAATACCGGAGGAACCCAAAGAGGAGGTTCAAGACGAATCTCCACCTGAAGCAACAGAAGAAGCGGTTGAAGAACCGGAGACTGAGGTACTGGACAGTACTGAGGATAATGCGGATGAACAGGTTAGTTCATTGACAGAAGGCGAAGCTCCTGAAGCAGAGGAGCAACCGAAGAAGAGTAAATGGGCCAAGAACGAGGAGCGCAAGCAGAACTCTTGGAAGGAGATAAACTCCAGAAAAGAAGAGAACAAGCGCAAAGGACTTGAGCTTGATGAGCTTAAAAAAGAGCTAGAAATCAAGCGAGAGGAACTAAACTCTGGAAAGGCTTATAGGGATGAAGAGGGAAGAACTGTTTCTGATTATGAGGAGGCAGCAAAAATCCTTGAAGATTCTGGAGCGACTGAGCAGGCAGCTAAGACTCTTGAGAAAGCTAAAATGCTTCAAGAGGAATCAGCGAGAGTTCAGCAGGATGTTGAAGCCAAGAAAGTTTCAGACATTACGGCGAGGGAATTTAGCCTCGCCAAGTCGGAACTTGAAGCGGAAAAGCCTGAGCTTAAAGATATTGAATCTCCTCTTACGAAAGAGACAAACCTCATTCTCAGGGAACACCCTGATTTGATGTATGTCCCAAATGGTGATGGGCTGCGATACGCAGTCAAGATTGCCGGATGGAAGGTTGATGCTTCAAAAGCTGAAAAGAGTGAAGCTGAAAACAAAGAACTAACCGACAAACTAAACAAACTGGAAAAGAAAATGTCAGTAAGTGGCGGATTCACAAGTGAAAAGGTTGACGGCGATAGGAGTTTTGATGACCTGTCCGAAAAGGAACAGGAGTCTCATCTCTTAAAGGCGGCAATGAACTTTGATGACGCTTAACACTGACAGGAAGGTATAATAAAATGGCAACTAATGTCACTACCGATGCCGCACTGGCAAACCAGTACCAAAATTATTTCAGTAAGAAATT